CTACATGCTTATAAATGACGAGATGGTAATACCTACATCATCCTTGCAGGTCCGGTACAATGCCTTCCGCAATTTCAAGCGCATGAATCTTGTCGCCACGATCCCAACGATCAACCAGAGGGCTGACTACTACGGTGGTCAGTATGCGACAGGGCACTTCGTACTTGTGACACCGATCAACAAGGGTAGGTACGATTATGATTCTGCCATCACCGAACTAGCCGAGGTATCTCGCATGTTCGGTACTTTTCGGGGGCAGGATCAGTAATCTGGTGTCATTGTACGCGGACGCGATGCCGGATGACAAGAATATTTCCTCCTTCCTTAAACTAGCTGCAAGCGGTAGCATGGACAAACCTGAGAGTTGGGAGTTAAACGGCCTGGGTGACGAATATCCTGAATTTGTTACGACGGCTTACACTGCCCAATTAGCACTAAACCGGCTACGTTTGTTCTGGGGTAAGTGGCATGGAGTAGGAGACGCTGAGGATGAACAGGTCCCACTGGCTACGCCGTTCACGGAAAATGAAGTGTCGAGGATGCGTTTCGGGAAAAACTATAAAACAAACAAAAACTATGGATTCGACCACCTTGGTCCTCGATGGTCGATGGGTTTATCTTTATATTTTGATCTTTTGCCAACGGAAGCCGCTCGTTATGTTTTAAATATTTTAAATTCGTTTTTGAGAGTTGATTTGATCAGGTCAAACGTAGGTTTGGTTGCTTGTTTTAAGGAGCTGTCAGCCACAGCGAAGAAATTCGGTGACCATCTTTTCGATGGATACTGGAAATACTTCGTGAACCTGGAAACTTTGGGTGGTTATAGGCCGACGGTACCGGTCGAAACATTCAAAGACGAGCTTAGAGCGTGGGCGACAGGTGATGTCTTCCACTTGGCACCGGATGTTAGTGGTGTTTGGACTGAGGCAGCTTTCCTTGATTTGCTGGAAGAAGGGATGCGAGATATGTTGTTTGATCTACCGAGTCTTGAGCGCGCGAATAAGAACGCTGTTAGTATTAAGAAGTTTGCACGAGACATATCTGTGTGGGCACGAAGCGGGTCAACGAGGTACAAAGAGAAACTACACGGTGTGGATGTTAACGGAAAGGTGCTTACAGCTGAAGCGACAAAGTGGAAAACGGCATTACAATGGGATGAGGCTGAGATTGAAAGAATTCTAAAAGAATCCAACCCTGTACACTTAGTTCAGAGGAACTCGGCTATACCAAAACTTGAGACTGCGAAAGTGCGAGCTGTAGTCAATAGCGATGATGAATCGTATTTGAGGATGGCTTACATAAGTACGTGGCTGGAGAGTGCATTAGCGGGGAACAGTAAAAGTACTTTGTTTATGAATTCTGATCAAGTTAACTCAATGTGGATTGAGTTGTCTGAAAACACGGAGAAGCCAACATTTAAGATACCACTTGACCAATCGCATTTTGATTGGCAACAGAACAAACGTATGATTTCACGGTTCATGAAGGTTGTGCGTGACGTGATTGATAAGCACGCAAGTGGTGAAGTGAAGGCGGATCTCCTGCAAGTGTGCGATTCGTTAACCATATCTTTAAGTTCACTCGATTTCCCAGGTCTCTTAGAGGTCGGAGGTGAGTCGATAGAAATAACGAAGGGCATCATGAGCGGGTGGCGTTGGACGGCTTTAATGGATACAGTGTTCAATTGGGGTGAACTGTTTGCCGCTAGAGCCAGCCTGTTACGTCTGGGTTTCGAAGTAAGAGTTGACACAGCATACGCACAGGGAGATGATGACCAGGTGGCTGTTTTCGACCTGCCGTCTGCGGTTATGCTTGCAAAAATGTACCAGTGGATGAATTTTGAGATCAATCCGAATAAATTCTTCATTTCTCAGAAGAGAGATGAGTATTTAAGAAATGTCG